GTATATCTGGAAACCATGACCTACAGAAAAGCAATTCGATAACTAATCAATCTCCATCACACTGGGCAAACTTATGTCGTAGGTATTCGTTCTTACACAATCTGGACTTCTCTTATCATGAGTTTGATAAGTTCAGAGTAGTAGGTATTCCCTATTTAGACCATAACAAGGGGTTAGATGGGTTAATCAAAGCTGAGTTGAAAGAAGCTATGTTAAAGCCAACAATCCTATTATTGCATACTGACTACCCGGGAGCTAAAGATACTGATAATACTGAAGTTGGAACAGTAGAGAATCTGAATGTGAATCTTCTATCTAAGTTCAAGTTAGTATTGATAGGCCATATACATAAACCTCAGAGGCTTGGAAAGAAGATATACATGGTAGGAGCTCCTTTACAACAAAGGAGAACAGACCGTAATTGTAAACTTGGATATTGGAAAATATATGAGGACTTCTCAATGGAATTCAAGCCATTCAAAGGCTTTCCTAAATTTGTGGATGTATCATCAGAAGATGAAATTAAGGATGATGGCAATTATTATACTGTCATTGCTAGCAAGTATCGGGTTGTGGCGGTGGAAGATGCCCCGCAAATAACTCGGGAACTTACTAAGAAAACTATGGTAAGGAGGTATATGAGGGCAAAGGGCATAAAAGACCAAAATAAAAAGGCCACATTATTAAAAGTAATTAAGGAGGCAGAATGATACAGTTTGGCAATATTATAATCGATGGCTTCTGTTCAATATCCCATTTGGAATTAAACCTAAGTTCAAAGGGAATAACCGTAATTCGAGGAGCTACAGGAGAAGGTAAGACTACCATCTTATCCGCTTTAGTTTGGGGTGCTTATGGTAAGAATCTAAAAGGTAAGTCAGATGTGAATACCTGGGAGAAATACAGACCAAAGTCTTATCAAGGAACCAAGGTAGAATTATACTTCGGTAAGAATGGTAGGACTCATAAGATAACCAGATGTCTTAAATATAAGGGTGAAGTAAATGGAGCCAAGGGCAAAGATAGACTTATCTATGAGATAGATGCTGTTGAAGTACAAGAGAAAAGTAAGGGGGAGATACAGGCGCTTATAATCGCTGATTTGGGTATGTCGTATAGCCTTTTTATGAACTCAGTACTTTTCGGTCAAGGCATGAAAAGACTGATACAGGAATCTTCCTCTGACAAGAAAGAACTGTTTGAGGAGATTTTTGAGTTAGAATATATATCTAAAGCTAGAGATATTGCTAAGGGCTACTATACAGAAGCCCTGAAGGAGTATCAAGACATCTCTCAAAGATATCGAACCTTAGAAGGTAAGAAGCAGTCCATTCAAAGAATGGTTGATGACTTAAAGAAGCAAGCCAGTACGGTAAAAGACGACATATCTTCAAAGGTTAAGGTTCTCGAGAAGAGATTATCACTGCTAGCTAAGGCAAAAAAGTCAAGTGAGCTTAAGGAGACAGTAACTCAGAAAAACAGAATTGAACAGAAGCTATCAGAGGCAAAGGAAAATCAAAGGGATATTCTCAATAAGATAAATGATGCCAGGAAGAAAACTAAGGTATCTCTAGAAGAGTTTATTGAGGGAATAATAAAGTTACTGAAGAGGGGTGATATTAAGAACTCTTTGAAACACCTAATCGAGGTAAAGAAAGCCTTTGGAGATATCGAAAGGTTACAAGGTAAATATTCCAGGGTATCTGACAGAATATCCAATTATCGAGATGAACTGGAAGAACTCAGGGATAAGGAATATGAAGTAAAGAAGATACAAAGAGAGATAGAACAAGTAGAATCTGAAATCAAAAGGCTTTCTTCAGAAAAGAAAGTGGGAGTAAATAATGGGTTAATAACTAAATATAAAGCACAGCTTTCAACCTTAACCAAGAAATTATCAACTGTAGAAGAAAGAATGAAAAGTCAGAAGGGAAAGGTTGATAATTACAAATGGGTAATGGATGACCCTCTTGGGAACCGAGGTATAAAAGCATTTTTATTTGAGAGCTCAATGGATATTTTGAATGAAACTCTCGAATCATATTCTGACGTACTTGGGTTCAGTATCCTATTCTATGTAGATATACAAGGAGTAAAGAAGGACTTCAATACCCAGATAATAATGGATGGTATAGAGGTATCATACGAGGAATTATCTGGTGGTCAAAAAACTTTGGTGAACTTAGCTATAGCATTTGCTATGAACGATGTGATGACCAAAGCCAAGGGGTTAAATATAGCTTTCTTGGATGAGGTATTTGAAAACCTCAGTTCAGAATATGTAGAGTTGGTTATAGGGTTAATTAGAAAGATATATAAGGACAAAACTCTATACCTCATATCTCACCAGGAATCATTGCCAATTCCTAATGCCAGGGTGCTTACTGTGACCAGAGAAAGGGGCCTTTCACAATACCACTAGTGACTATTGGTCATAAAGGTATAAAATCATGAGAAAGAATAGTAAAAGTAAGGGAAATAGATTTGAGAGATCCGTTTGTAAAGCTTTCCAAAATTGGTCTGGATATGAATTTTCTAGAACACCTGCTAGTGGGGGATTAAGATGGAAAAAAGCCGATAATATATCATCAGATGTGGTATGCTCTGACCCAAAGCATGCCAAAAGATTTACTCTATCTATCGAATGCAAAAGTTACCAGGATATAAAATTTGAACATTTACTGTTGGGTTTGAAGAGTTGTAAGATAAATAGCTTCTGGACTCAAGCTAATAGGGATGCTGAAAGAGCTAATAAGATACCCGTACTTATTATGAGGTATAATTCTATGCCTAAAGGCGAAGCATTCTTTATGGTAAATGAGGAAGTAGATTCTTTCTTAAAATCCCAATCTCCCGAAATGTCTCGGATGGAAGTAAGTACTCCCAAAATACATATTTTTGTTTATATGTTCAGAGAAGTACAGAGACTGGTAGATTACAGCGATTTACATAAGTATGTACGTAAATTATTAAAATAATATGAAGACCCCCTATGTATACTGTATATTCAGGCTTGACAGGAAATTCTACAAGAGAATCAATTCTGATTTGAAATGTAGGGGGTATAAACATGTGAAAGCCATAGTACCAACCATAAGCGTACTTAAGAAGTCCAGGAAAGGTAAGAATGAGTACGAAGATGTACCATTGTTATTCAACTATGGGTTCATAAAGATGAAGCCCGAAAAAGCTTTTGACCGATACTACTTAAACAAACTAAAGAGAGATATCCCAGGTATACTTTCATTTATGAAGTCTTTGGATTACAGACCAAAAAGAAAAAGGC